TAGGGTCCCATATATTAATAGTTCCTTACGATGCACGATAATGCGCAAGGAAAAAATTTCCCGCAAGTGCTTCGCAGTGAACAAGTTAGAGGTCGGGCAAAGTTGACTTTTCCGAGTCCCTATGCTACACTTTCCGCGACTAGGTTCTCTAGTCCTTTTACAACCTAACAGTTAGATACGTAGAAGGATAATGATAGGGTCTAGTTATGCCAATTGGAATAGTGTCTGATGAGGACTTTCTCAAAGAGTCTCATAACTCTGGCATCGTTAAGCCGAATGATTCTAATGATAAGCCCGCAGAAGTAGAAGATATTAAACGTGGTCGTCCTCCGAATAAGAAAGAAATACCGGAGGAACTACGAGAGATTATTGCTAAGTCTGCTATTAATGGCGAAGGTTCAGGTCAAGAGATTGCTAACGCATTTGATGTATCACCTAGTTCCGTATCAGCCTATAAGGTAGGCGCGACTAGTACCACTCAGTATAACCAGCCTAACGAATCCCTCCTGTCAGTAGTAACAGACCACAAAGATAAGATTAGTAAACGCGCGACTCGCACGCTAATGGCTGCGCTTAAGAACATTACGACTGAGAAGTTAGTCGCAGTCAAACCGCGCGACCTAGCTGCTATCGCTAAAGATATGTCTGCGATTATAGCTGATATGGAACCGAAAGTTCCAGTCAGTCAGAATAACCAGAACAATGTTCAGTTCGTTTTCATGGCACCACGAGTTAAGACAATTGATGAATATCAGATTATGACGGTAAATGAATAGTCATTCATTCAGGTCATTCAGTCTAATCTAATGGCAAAACAAGTCTGGACTAGACAGTTCGGAATAGCTATTAGTTCCACACAGAATTCATTTAGTCCGTGTGGTGCGCCGTCGTTAGATACTGATGCTAAATGCGGAGCACCTGCGCCTGCTGATGGAACGATAGCAGATTTATTCGTAGCAATAGATACACTCCCCGCCGCTGGAACTACCAAGATATTCACATTAGCTATTAACGGCACGCCGACAGCGATGGCCGTAACATTAGATGATACGCACACGTCAGGTCAATATAGTGGCGCGGCGATAACTGTTACGGCTGGTGATTTAGTTTCAATCATTTATACTAAGACTGGCACACCTGGTTCATCTGGTGCAGCTACTATATCGTGGATGTGGAGTGGAACTAAATCTGTTTACATGGGTTCTAACTTTGCATTAAATACAACCACACCTAGATGGATTGGATGTTTCTCGCCTAGTGAAACTAGTTCAACTGTTGCAGCTAATATAGTTCAGAATGTTGTAGCGGCGGCTGGTAATATTACCAATCTATACGCTACACTCGCTGCGGTAGCCGGTGCCACTGGTTCGTATACTTTCACTATCTATAAAAATGGAACCGCGCAGGACGGAACTAGTGGAACTCCTGATACGCGCGTCACTCTAGTAAACGCAGTGACACGCGTAAGTGGTAATACTTCATTTACATTAGCAGTAGTGCCCGGAGATATTGTATATATTCAGATAGATTCAGTTAGTTCACCATCTACTAAGACTGGTGCAGTAGGCGTAGCATTTCAGTCTACTACAGGTGGTGAATCTCAGATGTGTTGGTCATTAGCATCAATCACTGGAACAGGTGGTGGTGTTAATAGTTATAGTGGCCCACATCTATCAAACTTATCATGGAATACAGTAGGGAATAGACAATCTACTCTAGCTGATAAGTTCAAGTTATATGGATTACAAATGGTTCTAGTAACCGCGCCCGGCGGTGTGGCTAGTAGGTCATTTGTAAATGTTCAAAATGGTAGTGCTGGTACAGTTACTTGTACTGTTACTGGAGCCGCGACCACAGGTAGTGATGTTACTCACCAAGATAGTTATGCAGCAGGAGATACTATTTGTTTTCTTGAGTCTGCTGTATCTGGTACGCCTGCTGCATCAATAGGAACAGTTGGATTTATTCAATTCGTTCAGGGTGGTAATCCTCCCGGTAAATCAGTTGGTGGTAATAAGAAAAATGGCGGTGGTGCGGTCAATTCATTCCAGCCCGGTGGAACTATTTGTATGACAATTGGTAACGCTGGTAATTCTTCTGAGGTACAGTAATAATGGCGAGTCAAGTTACACCCAAAAAGAATGCAGCATATTCATTCTATGCTGCTTTAACTAGCCAAGCCAATACAAATGTGTTTCAGGCTAATCCTACTCTTACGACTGGTGATGTTAAGGTATCAATAGATGGTGGCGCGCTACAAAATATCGCTACATTACCAGTAGTCACACCGGCTGCTAGTAAGGCTATTCTTGTCTCGTTATCATCAACTGAAATGAATGCTGATAATACTCAGGTTATTTTCAGCGATGCCGCGGGTGCAGAATGGGCAGATGCTTTATTCAATATTCAGACCACGGCTAGACAGGTCGATGATTTAGCATTTCCATCTACTAGTGGACGTGGCCTAGATGTTAGTGCTACAGGAGAAGCCGGAATTGATTGGGGTAATATTGGTTCACCTACTGCTACAAATACTCTATCTGCTACGACTATTTCAACTACTCAGGTCGTTGCGACAGCTACAGCATTAGGCACACAGGCTAAAGCAGATGTTAATGCTGAAGTAGTAGACGTAGTAGGAGTTGATGTAATAGCTGATTCAGTTCCTGCTGATGGTAGTAGACCTACGATTCAACAAGCTCTGTATATGATAGCACAGTTCCTAACAGAGCGCGCGGTCAGTGGACTAACTATGACGGTCAATAAGCCTAATGGTTCTACTGCTCTAATGACATTCACATTGAACGATGCTGCTAATCCAACTAGTATCACGCGTGCTACTTAAACTGTACGAACTTATTTGGTCAGACTAAGGAGAGAGAGTAATGGCATCACAAGTTGTAGCGAACGTTACACTATCTGGTAAGACTGGACCCGCATTAGGGATGAGCAGTGTTTCATTAGCTAATGCATCTAGACTAGACTTGGATTTCGCGGCTAGTCGTGGAACTGTTTATGTTAGCAATCCTACGAACGCGCAACCGCGCAAAGTTGAATTCGATTTAGTTCTAACTACTACTTTGACCGATACGATTACTGCGCTAGTTAATGCTATTGCAATCGCCGGTTCCTAATAGGTAAGAAATGCCCGTAGGTCAGTTAATTTCACTCGGCGTAGGCAGTCCTGCTGATATTGAGCAATTAGTATTATCAGGACTAGTCAATGCTCCTAGTGGCGCAGGTATTGAAGTTGCATCTATTACATTAGATGGGCCTGTTACATTAGCGGCTGATACTGTCTATGTGATGCCTGCTCGTATTGTGAACTTTGAATGGTATTCATCTGATGCTGCGATTATAGAAGGTTCATTAGACTAGAATACGTGGCAGACTATTGACACTGCTACTGTAGCAGGTAATCGTCAAGTATTAGGTTCAGTGTGGCCTTTCATTCGGCCTAGTGAGGTCATTGTAATTCTAGCTAAGAAGGCCAAAAAATTATGACCACATCATTGCTAATCGGTCCTACTCATACACTAACTCAGAATACTGTATACGCTCTACCTGCTAGACAGGTTAGAATGTTATCGTCAGCGGTTCTAGCTGTATCAGTAGATAATTCTAGTTTCACAGACGTAGCAGCTACAACTACAGGAACTGATGTCACGGCTGGATGGGCAAAATGTACCACAGGTGCAGCAGTCGTAGTTTGTAGAGTATGATTCTGAAAGATGAAATGTTTGACCCTGATTTTGTAAAGTATCTTTCGACATTAGGTATAGGTGGTCTACTAGCGGCATTCATGTTCGCGTTCTATCGCAAAGATGTTCAGCAGTATTCACAATTGTGGAAAATGACGACTGACCAACTAATTACAATAGTCAAAGAAAACACATCTTCTAATATGAAGTTAATCGCTCTAATAGAATCGCAAGAGCGAAACATTATGCGTAAGACTGATATTGAAGAAATGATAGATAGACGGATTGGCAAGTGATGACATTTACTCCATCGGAATTGCGCGATGAGATTAATCGCGTTCTGGATACTACTACTGTTGTTCCTCATGGTCACAAGGGTGCATTCGTAGCTTATTACGATGATGCTGGTGTAAGAACTGCTATTGCATTTAAAACTGAGAGTGGATGGGAAGTTCAAGGTACTATCGGTTGGCATGAACACGAGAAGAATTTAAACTACGGCGTTAACATTATGAAAACCTGGTAATGATTACCGATATTGAGAATCAGGTAGTTTCATTCGACCTAGTAGATACGCCTGGTAAACCGTGGCTTAATATACCAGGTGCTACTAGTGAGATGGAATTAGACTGGTTACACATGAATGCTTATAATAAGAAACTAATCTATGAGATTGGTTCTTTTCTAGGTCGTTCTACTGTAGCTCTATTAGCTAGTGGTTCTCAAGTCGCAGCGGTAGATGATTTTAAAGGAATGCGCGAAGAAAAAATGTCTGATTCATTTCGGTCAGATATTTATCGTGAGTTTCTAAAGAACACGCGCGCTTATGAAAACTTAGATGTAATAAAATGTGACCATGCGCGATTCATTCCTTCAATGGATTGTGATATGGTATTTATTGATGGCTCGCACCTATACGACCATGTGATGCGAGATATCCTAAAGTTCAAGGACCACAAAGATATATTAATTTGTGGTCATGACTTTGCGTGGTGGAATTCCGTTAAGGCAGCAGTAATGAAACTGTTCTACGGAAAGTTCCGATTAATTGGTCCTAACCTGTGGTATGTGAAACAATGATGACGAGAATCCTGCTAGCTATTCCGACTCAAGAGATGGCGCGCGCTGCTATATTCTATGATTGGATTGGTCTGATTAAAGTTCCTAAGAATTGTGAGATATTACATTCACGTTCGCATGGTCAGTCGCCAGCGCGTAATCGTAACATTATGATTCAGCAGGCGATTGATTTGAATTGCGATTACGTTTTCTTTATTGATGATGACTGTTTAGTTCCACCTGAAACTTTAATCAAACTCTATAATCATAACGTTGATATCGTATCAGGCTTGTATTGCATGAGGAATTATCCTCATAAGCCTATTGTATTCGATGAAGCTCTTGATGATGGAACTTGTAGATGGACTCAGCTATCAGGACCAGACGAAGGATTAAAAGAAATTGTAGCAACTGGAATGGGTTGCTTACTAGTTAAGATAGACGTATTCAAAAAGATTCAAGAGAAACATAAATATTGGGTTACATTAGGTGAATTAGAATCTGACCACTGGTGCGATGACCTTTCATTCTTTAAAAGAGTTCGAGAAGCTGGCTATCAAATATTTATTGATTTGAATTGTCCAGTAGGTCACATTGCTAAAGCTGTTGTATGGCCTAATAAAATTGATGGTGTGTGGCATATTACTTATGATACAGAAGGGCCACAACGCCATTCATTCCCATTACAATACGAACAACAAGCAAAGTTAAGAATACCATCTGATAAGCGAGATACGACTTATCTAAATGGTGTAATGCAGATTCAGATTACTAACGTATGCGACCTATCCTGTCCGAATTGTTCACAAGGATGTAATCTTAAGACACACGCGCACTCGATGACATTAGAACAGTTCGAGCAGGCTGTTATTAGTGTTAAAGATTACTTCGGTGTCATTGGAGTCTATGGCGGTAATCCTACATTACATCATCAGTTTCCACAGATATGTGAGATTCTAAGGAAACATATTGATTATGAACGGCGCGGTCTATTCGCTAACGGATTATCAGGACATGGTAAGGTTTGTGCGGAAACATTCAATCCTAAATTTTCAAATCTGAACATTCATGGTCAGATGGAAGTTTATGAAGAATTTAAACGAGATTGGCCTGAAGCATTATTTAATGTAAAAGGATTCGACCATTCGCGTCATACGCCTTCATGGGTTGCTATTAAAGACATGGAAGATATGACACAGAATGAGCGAGTTAAGGCTATTCTAGATTGTGATATTAATCGATACTGGTCTGCGTTCATTGGATTATATCGTGGTGAATTGCGCGCTTGGTTCTGTGAAATAGCAGGTGCGCAAGCTCGATTACATGAAGATGATACAGACTATCCTGACACGGGATTACCTGTTGAACCTGGATGGTGGAAATTACCATATGATAGTTTCCATAATCAGATGGTTAAACATTGTTTTGACTGTGGTATTCCTCTACGAGGTCAGGGTGAATTAGATAATGGTCCAATAGAATATGTTAGTGCGACTCATCTGCCTATCTATAAACTAAAGCACGCTGATGGCAAGATGATTAAAGTTGTGACCCGTCGTTCTCAACTAGGTTCTAAATTAGGCCGAGTTACTGATTACATTGAGAATGGTTATTTGGAGTTAGTAGGCGCTAAGTAAATGCCCTTTGACGCTACAGGTAAATGGAAACCAAACGATAAACAAGCTGCATTCCTATCTGTACCTAATGATATTAAAGAGGCATTTTACGGAGGCGGTGCCGGTTCAGGTAAATCCGAAATCTTACTCGTCTATCCAATTGTCAGACGATGGTACCAAAATTCCAAGTTTAAGCAAGTTTTCATGCGTAGAACATATCCTGAACTACGCAATGAAATTGTGCCCCGTTCCAAAGAATTCTACTATAAACTTGGAGCCACATTTAATAAATCTGAAATGTCCTGGTGTTTTCCAGCACCAGACCAATTCGGTGGCAGAGGATTAGCTAATTATGGTGCAATGGTATATTTGGGCCATTGCGAAAATGAAGATGATGTCCATCAGTATGATTCGATGGAAATCAATCTATTCACACCAGACGAGCTTACTAGTTTTACTGAATGGATTTATCTTTACATTGCATTAACACGAGTTAGAACAAGTGACCCGAATCTTCCAGCTATTACACGTGCTGCTGGTATGCCTGGTGGTATTGGTCACACTTGGGTCAATAATAGATTTGTTCGGCCCAATAAAAAAGGTAATATCATTCTCGAAGGACGCGGTGGTAATCGACGTATTTTTATTTTTGCTACTCTTGCTGATAATGAACATATTGACCCTGGTTATGCGCAACAATTAGAAGGATTACCCGAAGCTGAGAAGCGCGCGAAAAAGTACGGAGATTTTGATGCATATCTAGGTCAGGTATTTGAGGAATATCGTGATAAGCATTATCCAGATGAACCTGATAACGCATTACACTATATTCAACCTTTTGATATACCTGAATGGTGGCCGAAGATTCTATCAATAGATTGGGGATTCGCTCCACCTGCTATGACATATGCTTGTTTTGGTGCGATTAGTCCTGAAGGTAGAGTATATGTTTATCGTGAAAGGTCATGGCAAAAAACTAAGATTGAGGAATGGGGCGCGGAATTAAAAGAAGATGTTGATAGAGAGAATCCGCGTATCATTAAGCTCTGTCAATCTGCTAAACAAGACCGTGGACAAGACCATACTATTGAACAGCAAGTTAACACTGCGCTCGGCAGAATTGTCGTGCTCAGCGGTAACACTCCCGGTAGTCGTATTGCAACTAAACAATTGTTGCACGAATATTTCCGTTGGAAACCAAAGTATATTCCGCACCAAGATATCCGCGCCTATAACGATGATTATGCAGCGTGGACATTACGAAACAGAGGATTACAAGAATATCAATCATACTTGGCATCATTTAATCCTCCACAGGAAGAAACTAATCTACCGAAAGTACTAATATTCAATACCTGTGAATTGTTGAATGGCGCGATTAAATCATGCGTGTATGATAAAACTAATCCAGAAGATGTAGCAGAATTTCCTGGTGATGACCCGTATGATGGATTACGCTATCTAGTAGATACAGCAGATAAGTTCTTTGATGAATCGGCTGATGAGTTTAAAAAAATTCAAGAAACTCAAGCTATTGTAGAAAGATTACAAGATACATCAGATTGGACCGCGTATTACCGTAATCTTCGTAGGATTCAAGAACCTGATAGAATGGCACCAGTAGCTAGATATGCAAGGATGAATAAATTCCGTTATGGTAAAGTTGCTAGATTTTCTCCGAGAATACATTAATATTCGTCGCGAGTCTAAGTCTTATTGTAAGTCATGTGAGACTTATAAGGAACAACTCAATCTCGCTAATCACGAGAAGCGAATGTTATTAGAACAATTTTTGCAGCCTAAATCTGAGTCTATTAAAGTAGCCGAAATAGCACCAGAACCTATTATTCCTAAAATTGTTCCGTGGAGAATTCAACGGGAGATGATGGAAAAAGAGGACCATGCTAAGGCTATGACACTAAGGCGACAAGCTGAGGACGAAGAAAAAGCTAAGAAATTAGCCGCTGATAAACGTGAAAAAGAAGGACCAATTGAAGATAAAGCTATTTCAATAGATGCACTCGAAAAAGAATTATCAATTGGAGCAAATTAATGCCATTCGACCAAGTAATGCATAAGTTCAAGAAAGGTAATTTGCATAGTGGGTCTAAATCAGGTCCACCTGTAAACGATAGGAAGCAAGCTATTGCTATTATGCTAAGTGAAAAACGTAAAGCCGATAGTGGCGATTCAGAATATAAACCTATCGGGCCTAGCGTAGAATCTAAAAAGAAAATGTTTGGTAAGAAGGGAAAGAAATAATGGCAAAAGGTGATATGCCTAACGCAGCGTCAGGTGCTGCATTTAATCCTAATATGAATACCGCATTGCGCGGTGCTGGTTCAATTGGTAGATTTGGTAGTCCTGTTCCGGGTAATACTGGACCGGGTGGAACTATTGGTGCTAGTATCGGTAGTGTAGGACCATCATCTAATTCAATGCTTGGACCTACTATGCCTAAAATGTTACCTAATGGTCCTGGTACTACACCCGGAACTATTCCGCCTATGCAGCCCGGTGGTGTTGGGCCTAGTGAAGGTGGATTAGAACAATTACTAAAGATTTTCATGAATTTGCAATCACACGGTCAGATGCCTAATACTGGACCTAGGAATGTCTAAAGAAAAAGAATTGCCTGAACGTACGATTCAATGTATTAAGACAATCGTAGATTGTTTTGATAAGGAGGATACATTCGTACGTGAAAGGCAATTGCGACAAGCACGCCAGATGAAATTGTTATGGGCCGGATTTAGTAATATCTGGTATAGTGAGGTCGCGCATGATTGGCGTATTGGGAATAGTTCTGATTACCTAGATGCGGACACGTCAGCATATTACGATAAGCCAATTAACGTATTTCGCGCGTATTTGGAGTCAATTATTGCTGCATTGGGCGCTCAGGTTCCTAATATTGATTGCGCGCCTGATGATGCGGATAATGCTCTAGATATTTCAACTGCTAAAGCTGGTAATAAGATTGCGGAATTAGTTTCAAAACATAATAACGCTCCAATACTTCTTTTACATGCTTTATTCCTTTATTGCACCGAAGGAATGGTAGCAGCATATAGCTATCCTAAAGAGGATGAAAGTTACGGAACATACGAAAGTAAAGATTACGATGACGAGGAAGAAGAAATTCAATATGCTGTGTGTCCAGTTTGTCAGGCTAATCTACCAGATGAAGCATTAGCAGATTTGGAGATGGATGAATATATGCCTGATGACGATGACGTACTAGCACATAGTACTATTCGTGAAAAAGGTGCTACTTGTCCTGAGTGTTTAGCAATTATTGACCCTGAATATAGAACAGAAAAAATCATCGTACCACGATTAATCGGAGTCACTCGTAAGCCAAAGACTAGACAGTGTATTGAAGCATATGGCGTAATGAATGTTAAGGTGCCAGTATACGCTCGCACTATTCAGGAAGCACCATATTTAAAATATTCATATGACGTTCACTACAGTAAGGCTATTGCCGAATTTCCAAATGTGCGAAACAAGATGGGTGGAAACTCTAAGATATCACCCTCTTACGGTGGAATGGGAGACTATTACGATAGATGGATGCGCCTTCCAGTCCAATACTACGGAGATTATCCGCGTGATACGGCTACCATCAATCACTATTGGCTTCGACCTTGGTCATATAATATTCTGAATGAAAAAGAAGATATTAAAGATTTACAGAAACGATTCCCCGATGGAATTAAGGTTTCTTATGTAAATACAGAATTTGGTAAAGCATGTAATGAATCGTTAGATGATTGTTGGACAGTTACAGTAAATCCACTCTCTGATTACATTCATTTCGACCCGCTAGGCTTGATGCTTACGTCTGTTCAAGAGATTACTAATGAAATTATATCTCTTACGTTACAGACAGTAGAACATGGTATTCCGCAAACATTTGCTGACCCGAATGTATTAGATTTTGCTGCGTATCGTGATACGGAAGCTACACCCGGCGCGATATATCCTACTAAGCCAGCATCAGGAAAATCTATCGGCGATGCGTTCTACGAGGTTAAGACAGCTACACTATCACAAGAAGTGTTACCATTTGCTGAAAAAATTCAGGAGATGGGACAATTAGCGTCAGGAGCATTGCCTAGTCTATTTGGTGGCGCGCAACCTAATAGTTCTAGAACAGCAGCACAGTATTCAATGTCTCGCGCGCAGGCACTACAGAGACAACAAACACCGTGGAAGATGTTTACATTCTGGTGGAAAGATATATTCGGTAAGGTCATTCCATCATATATTAAATGCGCGAAATACGATGAGAAATATACACAGAAAGACCCGTCTACTGGAAACTATGTAAACGTATTTATTAGACGCGCAGAACTAGAAGGAACTATCGGAGATATTGAACTAGAAGCAGCGGAACAACTACCACTATCATGGGCATCGATTAAAGAAGTAGTCATGCAAATGATGCAAGGCGGCAATCCTATGGTCATGCAAGCAATGATGGACCCTGAGAACATTCCATTCATTAAAAAGGCTATTGGATTAAATGAATTTCAAATTCCTGGTGAGGATGATAGACAGAAACAGTATGAGGAAATTCGTCTACTAATTCAATCTAGCCCAATACCCGGACCTGATGGCGAAATGATACCATCAGTAGATATTGACCCTAATGTAGATAATAATCAAATTGAAGCAGATATTTGTCGTAGGTGGGCTGTATCTGATGCAGGTAGATTGTGTAAGCAGGAAAATCCCGAAGGATATGCAAACGTATTATTGCATATGAAGCGTCATATCGATGTTTTACAGGCTATGATGGCGATGCAGGCAGCACAAGCGCCACCTAGCCCTAATGCAGCACCTAAAGAACCTGGTAGTAATAATCAAGCACCTAATCCGATAGGTGATGATAAAGGTGCTAAACCAATGGCTGCCCCAATGCCGAGGAAAGCTAATGCCACAATCCAGTAGTGAAGGACCAATTGAAAATCGTGATTTGGGAATTTCTGGTATTGTAGATTTATTGGATGAAGAAACTCCAGAAACTATTCCATTAGATGATAAAAAAGAACCTGTAAAAGAACCTGTAAAAGAAGAAACTGAAGAAACAGAAGAAGAAACAGAAAAAGAACCTGAAATTAAATTAGCAGATGAAGATAATGAAGATGAAGAACCAGATATTAATGATGAAGAATTAGAAATAATTGCTCC